CTGGAGCATAGCCTCCGGGGAAAGCCGCGCCAGCATTGAGGCGTCCAGTATTTTCTTGCTCTCGGTCTGGATCGGGCCGCCGTCTGGGCCGGTATGCTCTTGCCGAGTCACTTCGCGCCAACCCATCCGGGTTTTTGTCCAGAAAATGCTGGCCGCAACGGCCCCCGGCTTGTCGGAAGTTGCCCATTTATACAAATTTTGGGCCACGCGGGAATTAGCCAAGGCCGCCCCAGTATCCAGTTCCCGGCGGAAATACTTCCTGAGCGTTTCATCCGATATGCCAATCACAGAGGCAATCTGATCATGGGTCAGGCCATATCCTGTCATTGCCTCGACCCGTTTACGGTCGGCTTCTTCCGGCTGATAAGGATTTTTCCCACCGGGATTACCCTGCGCGGGTGTTCCATCTTTACGGGGCCTCGCCATTGTCGTTCCCTACTCGTTCAGATGCCAAAGTGGCAAATGTCCGTCCGTCCCCAACTAAAGTAGCTTCTAGCCCCGTAAAATCCTGCCAACGCTTAATGGCAACATCCACATAGGCCGGGTTCAGCTCAATAGCATATATACACCGTCCAATCATTTCACCGGCAATTATGGTCGTCCCACTGCCACTAAAAGGCTCGTAAACAGCCTGTCCGGGGCTGGAATTGTTCTCTATTGGACGCTTCATGCACTCAACAGGCTTCTGAGTACTATGGCCGGTCTCAGACTTGCGGGGCTTGTCTATTTCCCAGATCGTGCTTTGCTTGCGCCCGCCGTCATAGTGCCCCGGCTTAGACTTGCGAACAGCATACCAGCACGGCTCATGCTGTGGGTGGTAATCGCCGCGCCCAATGACAAACTGGTTCTTTGACCAGATGATCTGCGCCCTGATCAGTAAATCGCAGGAAATCAGGCTTTCCGCTACAGTATGGGCCATGTTTCCGGCGTGCCAGACATAAGCCACATCGCCGGGGAATAATGCCCAGGCATCACGCCAGTCGGCCTTGTCGTCGTTCTCAACCTTACCAATTGCCTTTCCACCAATCTTGGACCCATCGGCCCGCATGGCTTTGTTGCGCCAGTCAGCGTCATATTCCACCCCATATGGCGGGTCCGTAACCATCAAGTGCGGCTTAACCCCAGCCAACAACGCATCAACCGTGTGAGCGTCCGTGCTGCTCCCACAGGCAATCCGGTGCTTCCCCAGAGCCCAAATATCCCCGCTCACGGCCACGGGGTCAGCCGGTGGCTCAGGAACATCATCCGGGTCAGTAAGCCCCTCCGTCTTATCAATTGTCAGCGCGTTTATTTCATCCCCACTGAACCCGATCAGGTCCACATCAAACCCACCCTCAATCAGATCGGCAAGCTCCGTCCCAAGCAAGGCGTTATCCCAGCCCGCATTCAAAGCCAACTTGTTGTCGGCCAAAATATAAGCCCGCTTCTGGGGCTCAGACCACCCTACGGCCACCATAACCGGGACATCCTTAAAACCCAGCTTTTGCGCGGCAAGAACCCGACCATGCCCAGCAATAATGGTTCCAACCTCATCAACCAGCACAGGCGTTGTCCACCCCCACTCCCTGATGCTGCCCGCGATCTGGTCTATTTGCTCAGGCAAATGAGTGCGGGCGTTTCGAGCATAAGGCACTAAGCCCTTGATAGGGCGGCGCTCTACCTTGTCTGCAGGCCACGCCTTTATAAGGCCAATAGTGTTTCCCGCTAATTGTAACGTACCGTCCCCAGAACCTTGTTGTTTAGATCGTGACACTTGGTTTTTGCCCCTCTTGAAACTTGCCAATTACCATAATCATAGGCCGTTTTTCTTGCTTATAGCCCTGCCAACAGTACGCCGCTGCACTAGCCCACGACTTCGTCGTTAGCATCTACGATGGGCGGCAGATTTAGTTCGCCCCTGATCGAGTAGATTTCATCTATGCGCTGCTCGTCCTGCCTGATCATAGCCATGATGATCGCGGCGCTGTCGGGGATGTCACGCTCACTGTGTTCCCACCTCCGCACTGTTCTTGCAGATCGTGTACCCACAAGCTCGGCCAGATCGCGCTGGCTGAGATCATAGTCGCGACGGAAATGTTTTACGTCCAACGGTGTCATAGCGTATCGTTTAGAAAGACCCGAAAATTGTGCGGGATTTTTTTGGCGGATGATCTGTTTTCGTAAACGCGGCACGGCCAGCCTTTACCGGATTTCGGGGACGGCTGCGGGTAGCGCATAGACCAAATGGCATCAACGTAGCCCTCTGGATTATCGTCGCGGAGTCTTGTTAGAAGTTCTCTGGCGTCCTCAATGACCACTGATCCACCTCCATACAGCGCGGATTAGCCAAACCAATCCAACGACTTGGAGAAAACACGCGCTGATAAAATATAGCGCGAAAACTATTTTAGCAGGAGCTGGTAGTTCAAGGTCATCGTCCACCATCTGGCACCTCGCTGTGATTTTCCAGCGCCGACAAAACCGCGAAATCTCCATAGATTTCTATCAGCCGACGCCGCGACATGCCTCGCTGGGCGCAGAGCCGGATCATCGGATAATTTTTGTCGTTTATCGACTGATATGCCGCGTCGCGCCTTTTCCTCTCAAAATACTCTATCGCGTTTGCATAAACCGCATCCCGTCCCGTGAGTTTCGGATAGGTCATGTCAGCATGTCACCCAGTATTTGCGCTAAAAACATCAGGCCCGCAATCAACGCGAACAGCAACACAGCACCAATGAAGGCTGCGCAAAACAGCAGTAGGCGTTCCCCAAAAGTCAGGGTTTTTTCGGGCGGAACATAACAAGAACGAACACCATAGTTCCGGCTCATGGGCGCACCCGGCAACGATAACAATCCGACCAGCCTAGGTCTGTCCACAGGGCTGTAGCGCCCTTGGGCAAGCTGCACCCGCATAAGCAGCGCACCAGCCTTGGTACGGCCCGAAGCCGTGGTAAAGCCTTGATTTTGTTCATAATTACAATCCTTCCGTGGGCAGAATAGCCCTGATTTGCATAGATTAGGCCCAATTCCGGCCCCCTGACAAGCCCCCCTACCCCCCGAAATCGGCCAAAAAATATCCGCCGCCGATTTGCCGATTTCTGGCCGATTACACTTGCAAATGGAACGGAATGTACCCTATATTCCAAATCACCGGGCGCTGATGCCCACAGCAAGGAGAACGAAATGTCTGTTTATCAGGAAGTTACGCAATGACCACTGAAACAGCCTACCGCGCCATGCAGGCCGAGCTGGCCGCCATCGAGAAAGCCACCGGCGTGTACCTCGCCGATGAAAGCGTTGACCACGAGAACGTGGAGCTGGACGAGAACGCCCCCGGCTACTGGAGCGCCATGATTGATGCCGCCGGGACTGCCGCCGGTCAGCGCGCCGAAGACGCCGGATACGACATCAACGCCCTGATCGGGCGCGTCATCTACTGAACCCAAACGGAGATACGAAATGACCACCGCCCGCGCCAACAAATACTTCAACAATGTCCTCGCCGCCGCCTTGGTCGGCTTCACCAGCAAGTCCGCCCAGAAGGACGCCTTGGACACCCTGAACCGCGCCTATGACGAAGGCTTCAAGGAACCCGTACATACAAAGCTGCTTGATGCCCGCCGTGAAGGTTGCCACATGACCGGCACCGACCGCGACCTGTACTACGGCAACCACGCCCTGCACGTTTGGAAGCCCAAACACGCCGCTCTGTACGCAAACTTTGCCGCCGAAGTTAAGTTTGCCAACGAGTGCGCCGAACTCCGCGCGAACATCAAAGGCACCCCGCTGATCGCCAAGGCCCCGACCAAATCCGCCGCCCTTAAGGCGGCTCGTGCCGCCGTCGCCAAGACCTGCCAGATTTGCGGTCGCCCGATCCTCGCGGAAACCGGCGTCATCGCCCACCACGGCTACCAGCGCCCCGGCGAAGGCTGGCAGACCTCCTCCTGCTTCGGCGCTCGCCACCTCCCGTTTGAGGTCAGCCGCGACCGGCTGGGCGAGTACATCACCATGATCCAGACCCGGCTTGCCAATCTGTTCAGAACCCACACCGCTGTTACGAAAGACGAGAGCGAAATCCGAGTGACCTATCGTGACAAAAAGTTTGAGACGCAATGCTTCTGGGCGAGCATCACGAACTTTGACGCACAGGCCGCTGATCACGCCCCCAAGGCCCGCTTTGGTCGCCTCGACCACGCTACCTACGCCCTTGCGAAGGCCAGCCACTTGGCCCGCATGGCCCAGCAGATCAAGGACACCACCCAGCACCTCAAGGACCAGCAGGCCCGGTTTGACGGGTGGAGGGCCGCTCTGTAGGTACTTGTTAGGTGACAGGGGGGGGGCATAATTCCGGTTAACCCCCCCTTTAATCCCGAAAACAACCAAATGTTGGGCTTTGTTAGGTGACAGGGCAAATTCGTAAAAACCCCCCTTTATTCCTGAAATTTAATCTGCCGCCGATTTGCCGATTATTTTTGGCCGATTTATGTAGCTAAAATATATAGGTTTTCTTGCGTTTAATCGGCCAACAGAGAGGGTATTCAGCAAATATTTTGCAATTCCCTCCATTTGCCGATTTCTGGCCGATTACACTTGCAAATGGAACGGAACGTACCCTATATTTCAAATCACAGGCTAATTGTGGCCCTTAACGGAGTGACCGACATGACCAAGACCCCACGCGCCAAAACGATAACGATTACGAACGATTTTCACCGCACCGCAATAAACGTGCGCCCGCTAATAACGGGTTATCTGTCACCTAGGCAGGTTGCACGGGTTGACCGCGAATTGTGCGGTATTAAAGGCTGCACCTGCGCCGGCCTCAGGTGGGGCGGGTACGATATCGAATTTAAGCACGACGGGTCAGCAATTATTCACGTTTAATAGTTACTATTGACATAAGGAACGGATTGTTCCATAACCACCACCGGGCAATTATGCCCACAGCAAGGAGACAAACCCATGAATATCGCTGACCGCTATATCACCCTCCGCGAGCAAACCAAGGCCATTGAGGCCGAGATGGACCGCATCAAGAAAGAATTTATCGCCACTGGGATGGAACGCCTCGCCGCCGATGAATACGATCTTGCCATGGTCCACCAGCTTTCGGAGCGCGGCACCCTCGACAAGAAGCTGCTGGCGCAATTCCTGAGCGAAGACCAGATCAATGCCTGCACTAGGGTGACCCAGATTTCCTCGGTCACGGTCAAGGAAAACATCCGCCGCATCGCGGCCTAACCCTAATTGGAGAAACCGCCATGCTTACTGAAAACACATTCGCCGCCGCCTGCTACGAACAGAACTCGCTCGCTGAGTTAATTTATGCGTTCAACAATTTGCCGGATCGCACGGATATGAAAACGTGGGGATTAACAAAAAAAGAATATTACGCCGCATTGCAGCAAGCCATAGAAGAAAGGCTGGCCGATACTGAAACATCCGGCGGAAAAAAGGAGTACGCAGAATGAATACCAACTTTCACGTTTGCCCCGTGTGCAACAGCACCCCCATGACCCTAGATGATTTTTGCGGCGGGTTTGTTATCTGGTGCGATCAGGACGATTGCACCGGCTCCGACATACAGGCGTGGGACAAGAACCGGGCCTATGCGGCGGAGAAATGGGAACAACGTTGCTCTTTAGGATTTGAGGCCCCGGATGCGTGAACCCCGCAGAATACTGGTCGAGCATTACGAGTTTGGCCTACTGGAGGTGGTGGCTTCACCGGAATACAAATACTGGACCGGCAAATCCGGCTTCTATTGCCCTGATGATCCAGAACTAGGGACGTTTGATGAGGACGAACTGACTTTTCTAGACCCACCGGCAGCAATCTTGGAGTTTAAACGCCCATGAAAATTGCAAGTGTTATTGATAGTTTAGTAAAAAACATCAGGTCGGATCAACTGCCATTCCGTGCGATCCACCTATTGGAAGGCACAAGATGGAGCAGGTACAATAAGATTTTAAAATTACGGTTAAGAATGAATAGCGGTAAAGAAGTTGCAGCGGCAATCGGCACTAGTTTGTCTGCTGTCCAACGAAAAATTCATAAAATAGACAATTATCGGCGCTTCTTTACGGTACGTCTGGGCCTTCGCGGCGGTCACAATACGCTCGATTTCAGGGACAGAAATTTGCAAGTAGAAGAAAAAAAACAAGCCGCTGATATACTGGAAGGCGTTTGGGTACACTACGGCCCCGGAAATGATGAAGACGAACAGTTCTTAGGTTATTCGTACCCAGAACAAACAGATAAACTTACAAAATTTTGATAAATTAGGGGCTCCTTATTTCTGTTCGCGTGAAGCCAGAACGGCGTCGATTGCGTGGCCCAGCGGGATGCCGGGATACTCACACGGCTGCGGATAAATCTTCGCCCATTCGAGCATGAATATTTCTACCGCCAGCTTCAGTTCTGCTTCTGAGATTTCCACCGATGCTCCTATGTTTCAGAGTTTGCGGCTTGGGCTATTTCCAAAGCCTTCTTGATTTTAGCGTATGCCTTGTCCGCTGCGGATTGCGGAATGTACCCATGCACAACCAGAAACGAAACGGATTGCGTGGCCCTCCCGCCCCACGTTTCGCCGGACCATGGCTTAGCCTTCCTCAGCAAATCTTCTGGCTTCATGCCGAAGCCTCATCAAGCATGTCAGAGGCTTCCGTTGCGCTGAAACCGAGACGCTTCAAAGTTGCCATTGCATCATCACGATCAATGACGCCTGCGGCAAAATCCTCGCCAACACGTTCAACCTCGTTCATCCACATGTCTTTCGCTGCGCCCATGGTCGCTCCTTAAATCAGCGTTTGGTTTGTAGAACGTTCGAGTTCGTGCGCTGCAATACGGGCGACGGCTTGGCGATAATAGGTATCGTCACGCTCAATGCAAATAAATTGCCGCCCAGAGTTTATGGCCGCAATCGCAGTCGTACCGCTGCCAGCACAGTTGTCTAAAACTACCGCGCCAGGGACAGTGTAAGTTCGTATTAGGTACTCGAACAGCGCGACTGGCTTTTGTGTAGGATGAAGCCCGCGCCCCTCGCGGACGTTGAAACGCAAAATCGAGTTAGGGTATTTTTCATCGTAAACCTTTGCTTTCACAGCCGCCCGTGCCACGTCACCGCTCATGTTCGGGATGGCACCTTTGCTGTTAAGACCGCCAGCTTTTATCGGCGTGTCGCGTTTCGTCATTTGTGGAAAGTAGTCAGGCCCCTTATCGCCTAGAGAAAACACTAAAACATCTTCCACAGTCTTGAGCGGTTGGCGCTTTGCCTGCATGATATTACCAGGAAAGCATTTGTCCCAAACCCAAGAGTGGCGAAACTTGGATATATTGGAGTCAATCAAAGCGGTAGTAAACGGCTGCGATGCGGTGAGTACTATCGCGCCGTTTCCGCGAACCAGACGAGCATACTCAGCCCACAACCTATCGAACGGGATTACAGCGTCCCACTTGCACGCCGTTGTCCCATACGGCAGGTCTGCAAGCACCATATCCACGCTTGCGGCAGGAACACCCGGCATCACTTCAAGGCAGTCGCCGTGGTAGAACACCACTATCTCCTTAGTTGTGAATGTCGTTATCTGGGCCGTAGTGCGCGATCAACGCCTTAATGCCGTTCTCGCTGATTTTAAACATGATGCTCCCTTTCTCAATAACCTAAAAATGCACAGATAACGCCCGGAGGTTCGCCCGTGCGGCCTGATGCGCACGATCTTGAGTGCGCCCAAGATGAACACAGATTTACACCTTGCTTAACTCAGTCTGCAACTTGCTTTCAAATTCCACGCACCGAAACACACCTCTGCCAACATCATAATCCATGTTGAAGGCAGACGGATAACCCAGATCGGCAAAGCGGCTTTTCAGGCACTTTAATTCAGCTCCAGTTTGATGTACACCGCCGTCAATAATCTTATCTCTATGGATTGAGAATCCTTGATCCACCCGATTTGCCCAATGTGCTGACCCGCTAATACTATACAAGTCTGGTGCGCTACGCCTGAAGGCTGCGTCAGGCTTTGATGGATGAGCGATGATCTGGGTATGAATGGAAAGCCCGCGACTCATTTGGATTAGCAAGTCCAACATCTTGCCAATCCATCGCGTTTCTGTTGTTTCGCGCGGGTCATAATCCTCTTCAATCTTATTGAACGGATCAATTAACGCCGCGCGGCAACCGTGCCGCTGCGTAGCGATCTCAATGCTATCCACCAGCCATTTCATATTTGGCACTTCATCACCTACGTCCATCAGCACTAAATGATTTTCGATCCACTGATCTGCTTCGCGCAGTTCATGCGGCGTCAAAGTATGTTCAAGCTGCTTCCAATAGAATTGGCGGAAGTTCCTGCGAAGAAAAGGTTTGATTCTGGTTTCGGCGCTGAAGATGGCAACCTTCACGCCGTACTCTCTTGCGATATTAAACCAGACTTGCTGAAACAGGTGTGACTTTCCGCCGCCCGGAAATCCAGTAACTACACTCAATGTTGTTGGTGCTATCTTGATCTTGCCTTCGATCTCAGGAAAGCCGATATCCCACAATTCCAGCGGTGCTGGTTCCGGTATCTGGCTCATTGTCCAGATACCTTTTACCGGCCAAGCCTTCACGTTTTGGCGCAGATATTCGCGCACGGTTTCAGGACTGCCTTCGGCCATCAAAAGCTCGTTTGCGTCTTTGACGCCTTCCGGCCAATCAACAAACCATGTTTTAGCCGCGCCAAGGATAGCAACCAGATCAGAACGCAAGGCCCTGCCGGGACCGTCATTGTCCGTGGCGATCACATAGCGTTTGAAATCTTTGAGGCCCTCGCTCATTGCGTCGATCGCCCAAACATACTTACGGCCACTGGAAGGATCGTCCGATGTCTCAGCTGGTGCGCCAGCGGGACAAGAGATCACCGCATCTATTCCAGCTTCAATTAGAGACAAAGCGTCCATTTCGCCTTCGACGATGAAACACACATCCCTAGGCCCCGCTTTCACACGGTCCCAGTTATAGGCAACCTGTTTGCCGCCCGGCTGCTGTTTCCACTTTTTCCCGGCCAAGCTGCGGACCTTGCGGTTCACCAGCTTGTCGTTTTCAAAATAGTTAAAAACAATGGCCTGTTCAGCCGTGGCATCAAACCGAGCTGGACCACCTTCGACGCGCATTTTCCCAAGGGTCTTTTCTGATATTCCCCGGTTTGCGGCCCACAAAATTGCTTCTGGCGTCATCATCGAAAAATGCTCCTCTGAACCCCGGGCAGGATGCCCGGTGGCAAATATAAATCACGCTGTCTGGTCTGATCTGGACGGCTAAGGAACGCTCCTTGGAACGCCCACCCTTACACTGGGGGCAGATGCACCGCTGCTCCCCCGGCTTGTCGCGGAAGGTCACGCCAAGCGCCCGGAGGCGGTCCACGGCCCTCAAAATGACCCCCCTGAAAATTTGCCCTCTGAGCGGTTTGCGACCCGTCGAGGCTGTTGGATACGCCCCACCCCCAAAACGGGCCTGTAGGACGCCCCCGTGCCCGTCTGGTGGCAATCTAGGATCATTTCCTCGCCCTCAATTCCATGTCCGCTTGGCACGGCGCTCATCCTCCTGCTTTTGCTGCGCTGCAACATGCACCCGCTTCAGCCAGTTGCTCACGGCGAAATACCACTTGCCGTTTTTGGGGGGGTTGTCGGCGTAGTACGCATCCGCCGCCTCAAGTTCCGCTCGCAGGTCTGGGACGAGGTTGTAAACCTCCTTCCAACGTTGGGCATCGTGGACGCTCACACGGAAAACTTTCCCCCGGAAAAAATAATCCTGCGGCGAAGCCGCCCTAGCCGGTTCCTCAAGGGGGGACATAGGGGGGTTATTTTCTTTTAATGGTATAGGTGTGGGTGTGGGTGTGGGTGTGGGTGTTGAACGCTCGTTGTCTGCCCGTTCAACGCTCGTTGAGTCTCTATTCAATCTTTTCATAGCACTAGACTTTCCAGCGTTTGACCGTTGGGCTATGAGCTGTCTGACAGCATCGCGTTCATCGAGCAATCTTTTGTTAAACCAGCGACCACTTTTGAGGTGCCAATAGGGTGGTTTTAGGAGGCTCTGTTTGACCCTTAACCACTGCTTAATGGTCATGCGACAAGACCGGGCAAGAAACTTATCGTCATCCGGCAAATCGCATGTTGCGGTACGCCAAGCCGTCATCAAAAGCAGCAAATAGCAACCATGCTCAATCGTTGTGAGCGTTATGGTGTCGCCCAAATAGGCGTCCGTCCAAAGCGGTAGTGCTGGGAATTTAGCCACGTTTCGCCACCTTCCTTGATGTTGCGGAAAGGGCAAAATCTCTATAAAATATCAAGCACATGTCGCACCTCCATGCGGCGTGTATTCATGGCGCACCTCATATGCGTTATGTCAGGGCGGGCTTGAGGCTGCGAACCTCTCCCGCCCGCCCATCCTAGACCTATTCTCAGCTTTTTCCAGACCCACCTGTAGGGTATTTAGACGGCAAGATGCACAAGGCGTGGTGTTCAGGGCAGTAGACTTTGCCGTCTGTCTTGGCGGAGCAGAAGCGAAACCCGGCCTGCACCGGATCACCAATAGGATACCTGCAACTATCGGGTTTGAGGTTCAGCACGGCGTCTAATACGCCCTGCCACAAAACCGGCAGGGGTGCATATTTATGCCCAGTTGGCTGGCCCCGGACCTGTTTAACGGGCTGAGCAACTACTCGCCGTGATTTAAGACCCATCCGCCGGGACTTGCTGATTATCGCGCCCTTGGAAACACCCAAGCGCTTGCCGATCTGACTGGCACTGAGTTCAGTGTTCCAGAGAGTGCGCAACTCTTCCACGCGCCTCTGTGTCCAGATCATAGCGTCCCCACCGATACCCGTACCATGTCAGGCTCAACATCGGCAGACCAGCGCAAGTGCATGTCCTCAATTAGACAATCGTCCTCAATCAAGCCCATCTTTTGGAGCAGGTCGCTCAGGGCCTTTTCACGATTAGCTACATCCATGCGGACCTTGGACACTGCGCCTTTTTTGGTGACGCGCCGACCAAACTCATAGACCACCGCATATGGTGGGCTGACAGGTTTAAGCCGGTACGACTTCAACATGTTCCCGGCCACAATGATCCATTGCGTATATTCTGCTGATCGGTAAACACCCTTCGCCTTGCCGCGCCAGATGCGATTAGTGCTGGGCGGCATGGGCAATACTATACGGACCATTCCTTTTCTTTCTCGTTTGCTTCTTTGGTATTTTTGTCGTCAAGATTTCCAACAAACCGTACAGCGCAAGAATATCGCTGGCTTTCCAATCAAGATGTTTGTGACCATGTCTATAGCCACGCGATGCCAAAATTAAACAAGAGTCGCACACAATTTCCCATGGTGAATGGAATAGGTTTATTATCTTTCTACTCATCTCATCTCTTTCAAAAGACCATTTTTGATACCTATCATGCGTTTCACAATAATTTTCATCTGGATTGCTTCCCGCCCAGCAAAGATCATTGCAGAAATGGCATGATAAGCCTCCAAGTACGGCAATGGATTTTTTAGTTTCGTAAGGATTGATTTCTATGTCATCCAAAGCGTAACCAAGTCTATTTAATAAGGAATAATCAAGTCCACGCCATGATTGGATTCGGTGTGACCCATATTTCATGACAAGATCGCAAATCATTTCACGGGTTAAATGCCTGAAAGATTTGTCATCCATGATTTCATAAATCACAGCTATGGGATGATGCGTGTATTTTTTAGGCCCAGTAGAAATAAAGGGTAACGTCGCGCCCTCATAGCTAGACCAGTGATAAATTATATCCCTATCCACAAATGAAACCGTAAATTCAGGTGTATCTGGCTTGTTATCAGGGTCATAAAACAAAGCCCTGCTCATATAACCCAAATCACGAGGCTCCATCTTCTATCGCCTCCGCATATTTTTTGTGCCTGATCAAAAGCGTTTTATTAGTTTCCCTTAGTTTCTCCAATCTAATTTCATGCAGCGCCTCTTCATGACGGCGATCATCGTCAACGCGCTTATATTCAAGCACTTGCTTATTTAGATCGGCTTGCATTGAGTCAATCACTTGCTTTGCTAACAAAGCAAAAGCATTTGCCTCGTCCGGCGTGACAATACCCGCCCTCATATCTTCCATTTCAGACATGATAGCATCGCGTAAACCATCAGTTGTGCGCTCGAACTTAGCCATTGTCTTTGCTCCTGTACTTGGCGGCAATCTTTTCTAGCTGTGCCAAGGAGAGGCATTCCTTTACCGTCTTATTGCCCTTGAGCATGTCTGCGACTGCGCGCTCAAACTTAGCTAGCCTCAATTCACTGTTTGCTTGTTGCTCTCGGTTTTTTGCGCTTTCGAGCAACATATTCTTGTTGGCATCCGCAATCGGGGTCATGCCAAACAACGTGTAAGCATCCCAAAAGGCAACGCGAGCCAGCCTAGAAGCCACACGATCTTGAACGTCAGGATTGGTTAAATTAGCCATCACCCGGCCTGCGGCCATTGACATAGCCGACACACGTTGCTGGGAATAAAAATCGCGCACTAATTGCTTTGCGCCAAGAAATAGCAACGCATCTTTGAACTTATGATCAATCTTTGATTTGTTGATTAACAGTCTCACGGCTGACTGCCGATTATCTTTAGCCTTATCTAAAGCATTTTTGACGTAATTTTTCATTCTCATTGGTGTTGCTCCTCTTATTTCTCTATTCAATCATCATTTTTCTGGCACTCGTACAGACAGGCGGCATATCCAGCTATGTCCACTGCCGAATCCTGATGGTCAGGCGTTTCCATCAGGCGAGCCATTTTTACTCCAATCATGCATAACGCTACCTGTACTGGCGTTACCGGGTGTCCCAGAATGGTTGACCACAGCGCCGCAATGCGCTCGTGATTTTCCGGTATCGGCCCATAGTTAACACCTCGGCTCAGCAGAACCTTGGCAGCGTCTTGGAGCATTGTTATTGCTTTGCTCATTATAATTTTAACGCGGCGTCAACCATCGCCCGCCACTCGCATTCAATGATGTCATTTAGCAGCGTCTCCCGATTATATCCCCCAACAGGGTGAGCGGCTGATCCTGCATCCAGCATTGCCGGGGTGCAGTCTCGCATCGCTGTAATCGCAACAGAGGCAGCTAGGATCATGTCGGGGCAACCATCGCACTCGGATGGGCATTTATTGCCATCGCTGGAACATATGGCCCGTGCTACGCGCTCAAGCATGTTGGTCATGGTAACTCCAAAGCTGGTACATCAGGTTGCAAACCGAATTTATACAATGCGGATCTTAGTTCGATATTTTGAAGGTGAAGTGCCCGCGCTATGTTTTCCCAGTCGGGGTTCCCACGCGGGAATAAAACCGTGATGCTTCGTGCTTTTCCGGGCGCGTAATCTACATATCCGCGCTCACGCAGTCCTTGCAAATATCTATACACCAAAGACTTTGACTTACAGTTTAAGCCAGATGCAATTTCTCCAAATGATGGCGAGATTTCATGCGCTTCGGTGTAGTTTGTTATGAAGTCCAGCGCGTCCTGCTGTCGCCTAGTTAAGCCGCTCATCCCATCCTCATTTCTGCTCGCGCCGTGGCGTTCGCGGCTTGGTATTCCCAGTAACGCATTTCGAGGACTTTGAGATTTACGCGGGCAAGATTTGCCTCTGTTTTAGACTGCACGACCTTTTTGATATATGCTGCCCACTCGGGGCTGGATTTGACCAGCCTTTCTGCGCGGCTGTCGGGAATGTCGCCGTATGCGCTTTTCAACCGGGCAAGTTCTGCCGATTTTGTTTCTTCGTACAAGCGGGCGGCGGCATCCTTGTCTACCCACTCCTCAGCAATAACTCTGTATTGCTCGCTGAAAGGTACATTGCTCATGATGTATGTCCTATCATCGACAGAATAAATAAAACGCCGCAAATACGATGGCGATGGTTAGAAGCATGCCAACTATCGGGTAGCTGTCAAACACGGCTTTTGTTTGCCTCCATAATTGTTTTGTCAATTTCAGCTAGTGTCCCGTCAACATCTGCGGTCCCCAACGCTGACAATGGAATGTCATCCAAAGTTTTACGGCAGCGCCTCAGAACACGCAGCATTTGGTTGCGAGTGTAGATCAGGTCTTCAACCTCGCTAATAACGTCACCGTCTGTTATCCGCTCCGGGAAGCCGAATGCAGACCCGATGAATAGCGGGTTAGTGTTGAGGCTCTGCACGTTGCCGCTGAACACGACTGTGAAATAGTCCTTCACTGGCTCCCCCGCTCTGCGGCCAGCTCTGCGAGATTTCCAAAAGACAGATTCAATCCGCGCTGTTTGCTGCACGCCACGAGCGCCAGCCAATAGCGGGATGGAATGCTGTTTCGGCGGCGCATTTGCTTGACCGCCGCCGCTGTAGCGCCAATGTCAAGCGCCAGTTCAGCGTAGGTGTCCCAATAGTCAATAATTTGGCGAAAGTTTTTCATGATCCCTCGAACAAAGTGTAACTAGAACTATTTGTACTAGTTTGGTGTTGACTGCAAGGGCAACATATTGTAACTAATGCACCGGCCCAATCGCAATTGAGGAGCAACAATGGCCTTCATGAACATAATTTCCGCACATACCACTATCGAAATTGTTAAGTATAACAATGGGTTAGATGATATTTTATCACTTCGTATTGGCAATCATACCGCCAGTCTTGTAATGACCGTCAGCGAAGCGGAACAGCTTGTATCCCAGCTTCAAACGGCACTCGAAAAGCCTTTGCGGGCAGCGGCATGAAAAAAACCGCAGACTGGCATGAGGCCCGCCGGGCTGGCATTGGCGGCTCAGACGCAAATATCCTTATGGCAGGCGATCCCGAGAGGATTCACCGGCTCTGGCACGAAAAGCTAGGGCTGGTGGACCCCGAAGACCTGTCTTGGGTACTGCCAGTTCAGATGGGATCGGTCACAGAGGGCCTAAATGCGGCCTTTTGTGAGCGTTTAACAGGGAATTTGATCACAAATCGCAACAAACCCATGGTTTCGGGGACGCATAAGTTCATGCGGTGCGAACTGGACGGCATGACCACTACAGGGGCCGGACATCCGGCAATCTGGGAGGCCAAGCACGTTAACGCCTTCAGCAATGCAGAGGAGGTTAAGGTTCGGTATATGCCCCAGCTTCATCACAATATGCATGTTGCAGGTGCGAACTGGGCTGTTCTATCTTTGTTCCTTGGCACCCAAAAACATGAGGTGATCGAGGTCGAGCGC